TCTAAATGAGTTGACATTCTATTAACCTCCTAGAATATAAAATATCCCCCTCACCATGAGGGTAAGGAGGATACTTTGAGTTGTTTTATTTATTAAGCTGCACCAGTTCCTAATGAACCAACGATACCTCGGTAGTCAGAATATCCAACTGAGAATCGGCAGTAACCATTGTACTTCTGTGCCATTGTGTTGAAGTCTTTTTCGTTGTTGAACTCAAGTTTCTTTCTCCAAAAGAAGTTTAACTGAGCAACAGCAGGGTCGATAATGAACCAAGCAGTAGAAGATGTTAAGTAGTCTAATACAACTACTTTCATTTGTCCTTGCATGATGTTCTTATCGTTTGTAATACCAGCACCGTTACCTTGAGCTGAGATATTCATAGAGCCTAAGATTGTACGAGCAATCGGTTCTAAGTCAGCACCTACAACTAAGATTTTCGGAGTTACTTGGATTTTGATACCACGATCATCAACTTGTTTACGAGCTTGAATGATTGCAGCTTTTAAGTTACGGTCAGATAATGCACCATCCGCAGTAGCAGATAATGTTGCATTTGTTTGTAAACGGTTAGACATTGTACCACCATCTAAACGAACATGAGAGTTTGAGATTAGAGGTTGTCCATCAAAACCATTTACTGTAAATGCGTTATTGAAGATTTCTGCTGCTTTTGTTTCGATTGTCGCACGAGCTGCACGAGCTAAACCTGCTGACATTTTGTTGATTTCACCGTAACGCTCGTCATCGACAAGTTTACGTTCAACTACGAAACCTGAAGCAAATTCTTCATGCACGTATTGTAATGGTAAAGTATCAGTTGGTTCTTGGTATTGAACAGAACCCATTGAGTCCTTTTTCTCCCAAAGACCAAAACCACCCATACGTAAGTCAGTTTCGATTGCTTTATTTGAAGTTTGAACGTTGAACACTTGTGAATATTGTTCAGGTAGTTCAGCATATGTTTCCATGAATATTTTACGTAAGCCCGGTTCAAGCAAACGTCCAAATTGTCCACTGTTTAACATGATAAGTTCCCTCCTTTATTCGCTATATCCCTTAGATAGTAGCAGTTGAGTTAATTGTGACATATACGTAGTTAACACCATTCTTAGTGATGTAATCTAGGACTTTTACGACAGTGTTTGTTGTATCTGCAAGGTTAACTGTTTGATCGCCTGATGCAGCATTTGTAATACCGTAAGATTTTCCAACGTTTGCAGCAGAAGCAGCAGCAGAAGCAGGTACTCTCCATACAGTTGTTTTGTCGATGTTTACTTTTGCAACACCATTCGGGTTACGAGTTGTATCAAGAGATTGTGCAGTGAATGAAGCATTAACTGCTGCGTAATCTTGACCTTGAGCTACTAAACCTAAAAACTCTTTTCCTTCGATTACACCAGTTGCTAGAATACCAGCACCAGCTTTTGTACGTTTTACTAAGCCTGAAGTACCGTCGATGAACACTAAGTCACCACGTTTTACTCCGTTTGTACCTGTTGCATTTTGGTAGTTTGATAGTGTGTCTAATGGTAAATCTTTTACCAAAGGTGCAATCACACCATCTAATGAATAAGCGTATTCAAATGCCATTTGGTTTCCCCTCCTAAGAGATTATTTATATTTTAGATAATCGTCATCACTCAATCCCATCTGACGAGCTACATAGCGTTCTTCGTCCGTCAGGGTTTGTGTTTCTGACGGTTTCCTATTATTCGGTGCAAGTGGCTTTTTACTACGTCCACTTTCTTTTGCAAGGATTTCTTGCTCAGTTTTTTGTTTATGACCCTCGATTATTTTACGTCCATGTAACATATACACGACATCTTCGAGTGGCACATCATTGGCTTTCAATTTTGTTAGCATATGGTTTGCAGCAGCATCCATATCCTCTTGTGACAACATTGAAAACTCAGGTTTTGATAATAGAGTAGTAGATTCTACTTGGATTTGGCTTCTCCATTGTTGAAATAGGAGTTGATTTATTTGGTCTTGTTGACGTTTGGTTGTTTCTTTTAATTCCTGCGTTTCACGTAGATGCTCGATTGGAACACCTTGCTGCTCAGCTTGTTTTTGAAGTTCTTGCTCTTGTAATTGCTTTACGATGACATCAGGAGTTGTCCCATATTGTTTCGCTAACATTTCTGCTAACTGGTACTCAGGACTAGACATCTTAATGCGGTCTAATTCCTCTTGAACACGCTTGTCCAATTCTCGTTGACGACGTTCCGCAGCAAAACGAGCATTTTCTTCTTTTGACTGAGTTTTCTTTTTCGGTTCTTCCTCTACATCAGAATCGTCCTCAGAATCAGTTTCAACATCCTCGTCGTCTTGATCATCTTCGTCGTTTTCATCAACAGAATCGTTTGAATCCGTATCAGTTTCTTGTTCATCGTCTGAAAGTTCATCAGTGAACTCACCGCTTTCTTCCATCTCTTTGAACTGACGAATTGCATCCATTAAATCTTCCTCACCTGTTGTTTCAACAGTCGGATTTAAGTTTTCTTCCATGTAAATTCTCCTTTCCCATGTTTACGCTTGGGTTGCGAAAGTTGTAAATCAGTTGGTTTTTCGTGTTTACGCTCACGAATGGCGAATATTAGTTACTATTATTTTATACAATGTTCGTAAAAATGTAAACAATTTTATTGAAAATTTGTATTATTTTACCTGAATAATTTGTATGCGTTCGGTGAATACTACAAACTAAGGGATTTTAAGGGGAGGTGTGTGCTTTCTCAGGGAAAATACACTGGCAATTCGCATTTCTTGTTTGGTTACTAATTCAAATACAAATACCTGAATGGATTAACCCACTTCCTTTTTTATTAGGGAGTATTTTTCCTGATGCGGATATTCGAAAAAGCATGATCGGAAAGATTATTCCATTGTGGTTATTCTTTAAACACAGACAATTCGTTCATTCATTACAAGCTGCGGTATTATTTTCACTACCTGTGGTATGTATTTACTGGAAGTGGGGAATTTTATTCTTTATCGGATTCCTATTTCACCTTATGATGGATTCAGGTACACCTAGTGGAATCCGTTGGATATATAGACGAAGAAAAAGAGCATACCGTTAAGGTACGCTCTTTTACTCTGATTACACACTGGGAGTAGTGTAACAATGGTTTTAACAGTACAACTTTGCAGGAAGTCTGTTAGCCTTGTGCTAGAGAATTTGGAGAACTCAGCACACTATACATTAGATACTAAATATAGTAAGACAAGTATACCAAAGTTGGAATAATCTGTCAACTACATTCCTATACAATAATATAGCTTTCATTACAACATGGACTGACTTCGAAATACATATCATTTCCCAAAATACCTACATAAACAATACTCTCGGGTTTATAAAATGTTTTCTTACAGTTACAACATTGTTTACGTTTTCTTTTGAATATAGAGAACATTTTTACCCTCCTACATTCCACTATTCATGTTAGCTGAAGCGGTTTGACTCATATTTCCACTTTGACCACCTGACGGACTTGGTGCAGAAGCCATTCCCATTTGTTCGGCAGTTTGTGAAGCACCTGCACTAAATGTTGTTTGTAGAATTTGTTGCACCATTGGTTGAATTTGTTGGTCAACTTGTTGCTCAGTTAATCCTTTTCCACGTAACATTTCTGCTTGCTTTACTAACTGCATGATGCTTTGTTGGATATTCTTACCTTCTTGCGCTTGTTTTGCTTGTCGGTCACGTTGCATACGAGATAAAATATCCTCTTTTGTATCAAAGTCCTGCATCGAAATCCATTCTTCAGGAGTAATAATCGGTGGGTCGTATTGGAATTGACCTTGCATCTGCATCAATTTGTCTGCTTGGCTACGTTTTGAAGCCTGAGTCATTGGTGCTTTTGCGAATACATCACTACGAAGTCGGTATTCTAAGTTTTTTGATACTTTATCATCAACAGGAATCCATGTTTCGTATTGAGCGTTTCCGTTTTGTTGACGAGTCATAATCGGTCTTGGTTCTTTCCAGTAGCAAATGATAAACTGGATAATTAACTCTGATAATTCCTCAACAAAAGCATCAATCTGAACCGATTTATCTTTATCACGTATACTAGAACGTTCGATTAATGAATCAACACCACTTGATGTAGTCAATGAACCAACGGATTGACCTGTGTATGCTTCAGTGATACCCGTCATATCTTTCACATCAGCTTTCATACGATCACCCATTTCAAACAATCCTTTTGGAATGTCAGGTGGTTGAATGGATTGAACTGCGATACGAGGGTCAACATTTGAAGTCCAAACTTTCCCTGGTAGCGTACCAGTACGGGACATTTCTGCTGCATTAATTCCTGATTCACGTAAGACCACTTTTTGTGGGTTTTGATTCATTGTTGCGATAATGGAAGCTGCTTGGTCTGCTTTGTTAATGATTTTTTGGTTTTCCAAAATATCCATCGCAGTTGAACTACCCCAAAATGAGTTTTCTTCTTCCTCGTCATACAAAACAACAAAAGGATATTTGTTTACATGAGTCCCTTCGACTCTGTATAAAAGGAAGTCGGTGTTCCATAAGAAGTAGCTACAATCTACTTGCCATTCACCATCACTGTTACGGAATCGTTCCCAGTGGATATGAACTGTACATAGTTCATCACCAGTAGCATTATCGTTTGATGTATTTTGTTGTAGGATATCTCGGTCAAAAATATCACCTGTGGCATTGGAATCACGTTGAAGGTCAGCATATTTCAGCTTTGCTAACTTATCTCCTGCATATTCTTTGAACATTGGGTCATTCTTTACATCTGAGAAACTACGATTCTCTGTAATATCAATGAACTTTGCTTCATTAATTGTGTACGCATCAGGGTCAATAAAGAAATTCCCGTTGTTAATACGTTTGACTTTCACATCGTATTTGTATAATTGATTGTGTTCGTGACCTTCACCAAAATACTTACCACGAACGTTTTCTTCTACATACACATATGCGATGCTTGTCCCTTGTAAGAGTGAGCGGTCAACACATCGACGGATTGTAAGTGGTACTTTTTCTTCGTCCCACACATGTTCATATGCTTTTTGTAGTAATTTAACAAACCCATCATCAATCGGAGTTAATGGTGTAAGCGTTGCCTGTGGTACATTGAGTGCTAAGTTGGCACGTTTTGTTGTACGCACATAGCGGATAAGGTTTGTAATCGGTTTTGGCAACCAAACAGGTAAATTGACCATATCCCACTGACGACCACGATCAAATAAATCAATCATTTTCCAATCTCGGTGTAGGTCACCCATCGCACTAACTGCTTTTTTCCCTCGACGGACGTATTTACTAATCAGTTCTTTTTCTTCTTCAGGCTTTAGTTTTGGTTTTTCCGTTGTTTCTTCCTTTGTATTATCCACTGGCTCAGTTAGTTCCTCAGTATTCATCCTCTAATAAACCCCCTTTGTCGATATCAATTTTTGCTTCATGTAATAACCACTGCTTTGTTTGAAAATCAACAAAGTCATATGCACCTGTTTCTTGTGGTTGAACAGGTTCTTCTTCAGGTTTTTCTTGTGGAAGTGGGTCTAATTTCACAATATTGCGAATATCTTCTAGCATATACAGACTTCCATCAACAACCGCACACACTTTTCGCTTTGAAATGAGCTTACAAACTTCACTAAAGTCTGTATCTGACCATGTGACTACACGAAACGATAAGTCTGTGTATTCGATTTTGTAATCATTCATGTATTAACCTCCTTTGTCAGTAATAATTCAAATAATCTGTAATCTTATTTTCATTATCCATGTATTCGTCATTAGTTTCAATAGTTTCGTAGTTTGTGTACGTATCATATCGTTTTGGTGGTGAATATGACTCTACTTTTAGATATTCAGGGTCGTCAGGTAACTTTGCTATTAGATATTTTAACGAATCCATGAGGTGATCGTTTGCTTTAATTGGCTTTTCGTCCTGATTTTCGTCTGAATTATCCATATCTAGCTCAGGATAAACATATCCTAATGCTTCTTTAATGAAGTAAATACAAGATTTATAGACTTTTAATTTACCTAATTCAATATATGAATTTACTTTTGTTAGACCGTACTCAACATTATTATTACCTGCTTGGAAGTATAAACCGTATTCTTGGTAATGAGATTGAACGGATTTCCCTTCGATTGGGTTAGTTCGTTGTTTAGTAGCAGGGTCAATCACCATAAATCGTATCAAACCTGCTGGAATTTCTTCAATTAATGGTTTGATAACTTTTACGTGTTCGGGAATTGTTTTTTCAGGAACATAATACTCGTTATAAACAACTACTTCCCCTGTTTTTGGATTAATAGCAGCCATAATCATAGCGGTTGGATTACGAATTCCATGATCAAGTGCAATAACTCTCTCCCAATCTTTCGGAATACCAAAACGGTCAGTATCTTTTGTTACAGGGTATGGGTCAATAAAACATTCACCGATTGTCGGGTACACCATACCTGAGTTGTATTCAAAACTTCCTTTAAAATATTTCTCAACGTACCAATTTGGTTTCCCTTTTGTGTTCATTTCAATAAAATTTTCAGGTAAATACGTATTTAAGTGAGTCGCCCATACAAATGTACGCATAAATGGATTATATCGGTCATGTTGAGGGTGTTTTGGGTCTTTTCTAGCTTCATTATCAACAAATTCATCTTTAATCCATGTATTCGCAGGGTTTGAACAGACAATAATGGCTTTATTTTTTACATAACTATCCCTCATACGACTTTGAATCTGTGTATAAATACTTTTCTTAATACCTGAAATTTCCTCAATGTGTGCTAGTCCGATTGTCATGGAACGAATACGTTGTTCATCTTCTGTTGGTACACAGAAAATTGTAAATCCGTTTACAAGTTTAATTTCACCTTCTGATTTATTATATGATTCTATCAAAGGTGGAGGACAAATTTCCTCAAACCACGATTTAAGAGTCGTTTTCTTTAACTGACCTAATGTTTGAGCTGCAAAAATACCTGAACCACGAGGATTTTCTAAGGCACGTATTAAGAATTCTTGTAGAGTTGATCTACTTTTCCCTGAGCCAGTTTAACCATAACCGCCAAAAACAGCGATTATGTCGATACCACCCCCAGTGTTCACTTGGTGCATATCTTCTTGATAGCCCATTGGTGAATAAGTTAATTTTATAGCTCCGCATGAACTACACACTATATAACTAGGGTGATTATCTTTTGGAGTTTGGTAGTGTCCTGAATGACAGTTTTCACAGTTCATATCAATACCTCCATTGGCTTAACATGAAAAGGAAATAAACACCTAAGATAGCAAAACAAATAACACCTAATCCGACAGGTACACCTAATAACCATAGTAACCACTCAGGTATATTTATAGTAAATTGCATCAGTTAATTCCTCACCTTCATTTTCTTAAACAACCAACTAAGGAATGAATGGGTGTCCTCGAACACTAGCCACAACCATAGTAGCCACAATAGTAAAACTAGGAAAATTTGCATCAGTCAATCCCTCCTATTTAACAGGTTTATTACCTTGTTTTGGTTGGGGTGTTTGTTTTTGAGCTTCTTTCTTTTGTTGTAGCGATTGTTCATGCCCTTGTTGTTTATGGATAATATTCATTCTATTTTCTATTTCTTTTTGTTGTAATTTCTGATTTGATTCTTGAGCTTTAAACTGCATCTCTTGTTGTTTTGCTTCAAGGTTTAATTGATGTTCCTGAGCCTTCATTTGAAGTTCTGCTGCTTTGATTTGTAAGTCTTGTTCAGGTGACGGTTGGTTCAAAATACCAAAGATATTTCCAATGGACTGTGACATCTGAGAAAGTGCAGATGCTTTTGTTAGGACATCTAACTCCTGATTTTTCGCAAATTCCGTATAAATGTCACAAGCTAGGAAAGCCACTTCTTTTAACGCATCCATCGGGTCAGGCGGTGCTTGTTGAGGTTGATTTTGGAAGTTCGCAATATCCTCTCGTGTTAATGGTTGTAACTCTGAATTATTTAATGCGTGTTGTTGTAATTGTAATTGTTTTAATTGTTCGGGTGTCATGCTCATTTTGTAAAACCTCCATAATATAAGAATAAAATTAGTAAGCTCGTAATAAAAACTAGAGTGTTAGGTAAGTATTGTTCCTTTTCCCATGTTTTACCTGATAATGAACCTAGAATAAGTAACCAACAAAGGATTACTAATACGATCATTAGTTAGTTCCTCCTGTTCGTAATAAAAATACCAGCAATATCATCTGTTCGTAGTACACCATAATCAAAGACAAGTAATTCTTTCTTATTAATAATGGCATCTTTGTATAATTCAACTAAATCATAGCTTGAATTGTATTCGTAATGTGTTTGAAACGAAACTCCGTTGGACGTTTTAATGAAAATCGCATAGCTATTCATTAATAACTTCCTCCTAGACCGTAGATGTGTCTTTGGATTGCTGCGATTTGTTCTGATT